GGCGGTGGGGCGGCGATTGCGTTTGGTCTTTTTGGGCGCAGCGGTGATCTCGGGGTGCTCCTGGCCGGATTGTTTGCTCATTTTGAGCTCTCCCCTTCGGGCGGATCAGCTTTTAGGTGTGTGATGAAATCGTCGATAACACTCTTGAGCGTTTCCATTTTATGGATAAATTGGCTCATCGAGTCCGTTGGGGTGAAGTGCAATCTTACTTTGCCGTGGCAATCGGCTATTTCGAGAAAAGCCACAGACTTATCCACACCATCGGGGTAGGCGACATCCCCGTGATAAGCCACCACAGACCCGGTTGAAGGCAAATGACTTTCGTTCAGCCAAACACGCTTCGAGTATAGGAAGTTCATCCCTGACCCCCTCGATCTAACCCTTGGCACTGCGGGCACTTCTCTTTACCAGGGGTTTCACAGCAGGGCTCATCATCATAAGCGTCGTCCGCCGGCGCGGTGTGCATCATTTCCATGAACTCTTTGTGGTTGTCCAGGATCGCTTGGCGGGCGGCGGACCATGTTTCTCCTGCTTCGATGTGATCTCTGAAAAAATCACACAACATTATGTCGCGCTCATGGTACGCCGCTTCTGTTTTGACAGCGAATGTCCGGCCGTCTGATGTCTGGTAAGCTGTTACGGTTTTCATTCATACACCCCCGTCACGGTGAGCGGCGGAACGTCTATTGGCTTTTTACCCCAGCCGCGCAGCTTCACCGGACTTACCGAGGTCAAGGTGGCTGCCAGATGCGCCACAGCCGCTTGCGCCGTGTCGCTGTGAACGGCTGGCCGGAATTTGAGTTCCTTGAAAAAGGCGAACCAGCCGTCAGCGTCCTGGATCACCGCCAGGGTCAGCTTGTGCCTATCGGCGAAGGTTTCAAAGTTCACAGGGGTAGGCGGGGTGTAGCGTCGATAAATGGTTTTCAAAGTCACCTCCAAGTTTAAACGGTTTGTTAGCCACTTTCTACAGCCCCAAAATCTCACTTGTCAAGCACAATCTTTACATTTGTGTGCATTTTTGGTAACATGTCCCAAAACGGCATACCAAAATGGCATGCCTCGGAGTGCCAAATGCCCGTCGGCGTCAATCCCACCACCGAGTATTATGACGAGAAAACCCGTGAATTTGTTATAATTCCGGCCGAACCGCACAAGGGCCGGGGTCACGGGACGATCGACGACACAAAGCTGCACGAGATGGTGCGCGCCGGGCGTACCAACGCTCAGATCGCTCGGCACTTCGGTGTGTCCTCAGCGGCTGTGTCCCAGCGTATCTCCCGGCTAAAGCACGCGATAGTGCGGGAAGCAGCCGGCGTCGCACCGCAGATTATCGCCCGCGAGATCCGCACCGCCGACCAGCTCTGCAAAATCAACAAAACAGCCAATGATCTGCTCGACACGCTCTACACCACTGTCGAGGTTAAAGATCCTCTATCCGGCGAGACGCGAAGCCAAATGGCGCTCACCGATCCCAACCTGGCGCTTCGCACCATGGCTGAAATCCGCGCCCAGCTCAAGTTCCAGCTCGAGATTTTTCAAACCCTGACAGACGCCAAGGCGGTCAAAGAGTTCCAGGAGACGGTCATCGAAGTGATCAACTCCGTGGACCCAGCCACCAAGGCGGCGCTGATCAAGGCGCTCCAGCAAAAGAATGCCCTGCGCAGCGCATTGGAGTTCCGATGAGATGAGCGAGATCCTCGAAGCATTGCGGTGCGCCAAGCAGTTTATTGATGCGATGACCCAAGTTCACGATCCGGATTCCACCAACGAGACATACGACACGTATCGGGCCTATTTGTCAGCGATGGATGAACTACCCGCGAAAGTAGCCGACTTTATTGAATAGCGCAGCTTCTCGACTTGGACTGGACGTTTCTGCCCCCAACGGCGCTCGCGCCGTGAAGGATCAACTGTTCTCTGAGTTGCTCGCTGGTTTCGGTGGCAATCCTGATCTGGACGCTCAAACCGCTGTTCTCACCGAGTATCAAAAAGACCCTGTGCGCTTCGGCCAAGAGATCCTCGGCCACACCTACCCCGAAGATATTGTAAAGTTATTGGGCGCGGTGATCGAGAATGAAGTAGTTGTGGCCCAGTCGTGTAACGGGTATGGCAAGTCATTCTGCGCGGCGGATTTAGCTGTTTTCTTTGCGAAATGCTTTCCCAACGCAGAAGTTTACATTACTGCGGCGCCGCCAGAGAAGAACTTGCGGCGTATCTTGTGGGATAAGATCGTCGGCGCGGTTGATAAAAACCCAGAGGTCTTTGGGCCGTGCCGTAAGTCGGGGATGACCGTTCGTATTGGGGGCTCAACGATCGATGGCCTGACGATCCCTGGGCATGGTTTGGAGCATGAAAGAGAGGCGCGCTTCTCTGGCAAGCATGCGCCTTTTCTGCTGTTCATCGTGGACGAGGGCGACGCCGTGCCTGATCCAGTCTACTCAGGCATCGAGTCGTGCATGTCCGGCGGTATGGCCCGGCTGCTGGTGATGTTCAACCCCCGCCACAAGCACGGCCACGTATACAAAATGATCAAAGAGCGGGAAGCTGTTGTAGTCCAGCTTCCCGCTTTCAGCCATCCCAACGTCACCACCGGCGAAGATGTGTATCCAGGGGCTGTTACCCGGGAGAAAACCGGCTGGCGTATCAACAATTGGTGTCGCTATTTGCGCGATGACGACGATTACGCCGGCGCTGACGTGTTTGTGCTGCCTGAGTTTATGGTAGGCTATGTGGCCCGCAAAAAAGACGGCACGCTGTACCCACCGCTTCGCCCCGGCCGCTATCGTATTGAAAACCCCAAGTTCTCTTACATGGTGCTGGGCGAATACCCGTCCAAGGAAGAAAACGTCCTCATCGAAGAAGGCTGGATCGATAACGCCATGGCCCGCTGGGAAGCCTACGTGGACCAGCACGGTGAAGATCCGCCCGAAGGTGCCGAAGGAACGACCGGAATTGACCCTGGTGAGCTCGGTGTGGATAAGACCTCGCTTTGTCACCGCTTCGGCGCGTTCGTAAAAGAGTTCGCCGGCTGGGGCGGGGTGGATATGGGTGTCACCAACGATCGCTCTGAAGAAGAGATCAAGCGCGCCGGTACCAAAAAGACCTTCGTGGATGCCAACGGCTTTGGGGCAGGAACAGCTCCTGCGCTGCGCCGCGTAGGGATCAATGCAGTCGGGGTTAAAACCCAAGTCCGTGCCACGGAAGTGTGCGAAGAGGGCGAGTTCGACCGCATGCGCGATCAGTTGCTGTGGCAGGTGCGGCTTTTCCTGAAGGACAATCCGGCCGCCATGCTGCCCGATGACGATGAGCTGCGCGAAGAACTCCAAGTGCTGCGCTTCTGGGACAAAAACGGCCGGGTCAAGATCACGGACAAAGACACCATTCGGGATTTGCTCAAGCGTTCGCCGAACAAATTGGACTCTCTGGCGCTCACGTTTTCGCCACACAAAGGTTACACCGGCAACGCGATGAGTGACGCGGCGCATCGTGAGATGAAGGCCAAGTACTGCGCCCCTGTGTATTAAAGGATAAAGCATGGCGACCGATCTGCAAAAGACACAAGAGTTCGATGAGGCGTACGGTGCCTATTCGGCGGATTGGAGCCAACTCCATCTGGAGATGAAGCGCGACTTGGAGGTCATGCTGGGCGACCAGTGGGACGCAAAGATGAAGCGCTATCTGCACAGCCAGCGCCGCGAAGCGCTGGTGTTCAATAAAGTCCGGCGCATCATCAAAGCAGTCGGCGGGTACCAGCGGGCCAATCGTCTGTCCATGCGTCTCGATCCCGTTGAGGGGTCCGATCAGATGACCGGTGAGATTCTGTCCGCGGCGCTCCTGTGGAACACGCAATACTGCAATGGCTACAACCTGATCTCGGATGCATTTGAGCACGGCCCGCTGATCACGGGACTCAACATGGTCGAACTGATGGTGGACTACACCAACGATCTGGTCAACGGTGACGTCTCCTGGTATCGCCACGACTACAACAGTGTGCTCTTTGACATGACCTGCCGGCAGCGCGACATGAAAGACTGCGAAGCTGTGCTCAACCGCACACTCGTTGGCCGCGACCGGCTGCAAATGCTGCTCCCCAACATCAAAGTGGATGACCTTGGCCCGCCGGCCAGCGGCGGCATGAAGTTTCCGCAGATGACCAGCACGCATCGCATGCGTAACAACGCTTCGCCCTACGCCTACGACCGCATGTGGGTGCGGACAACTGCTTCCCACACGGCGCTCATTGATAAATCCAATGGCCAGGTGGCCAAGTGGAATGGCGATGATGCGCGGCTGCGCGAATACTTTCAAGTCATGGGTGTGACCGAAGACCAGATCGCCGTGGTAAAACGAGCAAAAACCACCGTCGAGCTGCGTGTGTTTGCCAATGGCATCCATGTTTGGACCGGCCCTGACCCCGTGGGGCTGGATGACTACCCGTGGGTGCCCTTCATTGGCTTTTGGAGCCCCGAGGCGGCAAAGCCTGAGCTGCGCATTCAGGGCTTGATCCGTTGCGATCGTGATCCCCAGGATGAGATCAACAAGCGCCGGAGCAAAATGCTCGACATCATCGACAGCCAAATCAGCAGCGGGTACGCGGCGCGGTCGGACTCGGTGCAAAACAAAGAGCAGCTCTACCAAACCGGCCAGGGCAAGGTCATTTGGCTCAACCCCGGCGACCGGCCGATCGAACAAGACATCAAAGAACTGCGTGCGTCAGACATCCCGCAGGGGCTGTTCACCTTGACTGCGCTCATGGACCAGGATGTGGTGGAGATCCCCGGTTTCTCCAAAGAAATGTTTGGCATGCCGGATACGCAGGATGTCGAAGTGAGCGCGATTCTGGCAAAACTCCGGCAGCACGCAGGGCTCACTGTTCTCCATGATCTGTTCGACAACCTGAGTCTCTCCCAAAAGATCCTTGGTTCGAAGACGCTGCGGGCGATGCAGAAAAACTACACGCCCCAGAAGTTCCAGCGCATCACCAACAAACCCCCCACGCCACAGTTGCTCGAAAAGGACTTTGGCAAATACGACGTTGTGTGCGTCGAGGGTCTGCTCACCGATACTCAAAAGCAGCACTATTACGCACAGCTCATGGCCATGCGCAAAATGGGCATGGAGGAAATCCCGACTTCAGCCATTATCGAAGCCTGGCCGCTTGAGGGCAAGAGCGATCTTATCCGGCAAATCAAGGCCCGGGAAGAAGCGGCGGCAAAGCAGGACCAGGCCAACCAGGAAATGAATCGCCAGCAGACGCAGATGAACCAGGCGATGATGCAGGCCAACATCGCAAAGACGGCTGAGCGCATGACCCAGGCGCATGAGAACCGGACCAGCGCCACCTACGATCGGGTCAAAACGCTCAAAGATCTCCAGTCGATTGATCTTACCAATCTGGAGACGTTGGTGCGTGTGCTTGGCGCCATCAAACAGCAAACAGAGCCAGGTGCGCCGGCACCCGGTAATCCGGCTGCTCCGGCGCCGGCGGGGGTGTAAATGAAATTCAGGAAAAAACCAGTAGTTATAGAAGCCGTTCAGTTTACAGGCAGCAATTTTGATGAGGTGCTTGATTTCGTTAAAGTTTCTGACAGGTCTTATGGCGTGTCCTATGCGAGCAAAGAGATCGACATCTCTACTCTCGAAGGCGTCATGACAGCTTCGGCCGGCGATTGGGTAATTAAGGGCGTGAATGGGGAGTTCTACCCTTGTAAACCCGGCATCTTCGAGAAAACTTACGACTTTGTGGAAGATTAAATGAACCCGAATATAATGATCAAGCAGATGTACGACGTCTTCGGTATGCGCAAGCAGACGCATCAGATTTATCTCGGCGACATCACCAAGGACTTCACCATGGGCCTGCTGCGCAGCATGGAAAAGATGCTCGATAAGCATGCGGCCAAAGAGGCGTACTACATGTTCATCCACGCGCGCTTTGACGTGGTGGGCAAGCGCGCCGTGCGCTCGGTGATCTATCTGCTGCCCCCGACCGTTGACATCGTAAAGTATAAGACCCTTGGCACCATGTGCTTTTATGTGAACAACAAACAAGGACTTTTCCGGAAAGAATGGGTGCTGCCCTACGACCGCCCCGTGCTCTCCGGTATTTTGGATTCAAGCGGCGCGCTGGCCAGCATTGGTAACGATGCAGTTGGCATGCCGGTGAAAGGTTTGGCTTTATAACCCAGCCGCCGAAAGCGGCCCCAACACACCGCCGCCGGGTGTAACAGCCGGCGGGCAAGGCCAAAGGGCGTTAAAGCTCATCGCCGAAAGCGAGAGACAGTCCGCCGCCGGGACGGCCGAACCCGCATGGAACGGGCGTAAGAGGTAGACCCCCCATGGAAGAAATCAATTCAGCTCCAAGTGCCCCAGCCCCCGCTGCTCCGGTCGCCCCGGCGCCTGCTACACCCGCGCCCGCGGCCCCTGCTGCCCCCACCGAAGCCCCCGCGCCCGCTCCTGTC